GACCTGTTGAGCAGATTAACGGCTTAGAAAATCACAGCTTGTATCTACCAAAGCGATTGCAGGTTAGCGCATTTGATTCAACCGATGCGGAAGTTGACCGAAGAGTTGAAGTCAGAGCTTATGGCCGATGTATCCTGCGAGGCGAAGATTATAGCCAAGAAACGTACACGACTGTTGAGTTTGATACGCAAGCAGAACACCTTGCACACGGCCAGCAAATCCTTGAAGCGACTATCAAAGGTGATGGCGAGATTGATCTGTCCAAGTTGTTCAACACGATTCAAGAAGGGACGTTAAAGGTAAACGCTGAGACAACCACTAGCGTTCGCAAGCAGCCCATTAGCTCTATCACTGCCGCGAACCCAGCAGTTCTTACGTTAGGTGCTAATCCCAACACCGGCCAGAACAGACATCTGTTTGATGATCGTAATGACGTAACTATCAAAGGTGTTTCGCAGACTGGTCCAAATGCTCTAAACGATACAACTGTCTACTTAGCATTCACTGGCGGTAACTCTGCAATCTTGTACGCAAACCTAGCAGACCTTGATGACGATAGAGTAGTTCGTGAGCTTACATTAAGCAGCACGACGAACGTAGTCGTTGGTGACACAATTACCGTAACTGGCGCAGGAACAGCGGTTATCACTGCGTTGAATGGCTCTGTGGCAAGCGTAGAAGGAAGAACAGACGCCGCATTGGATGTTGGTCTAGCAAGCTCTGCATTCACAACTACCAGCGGTGGATCTGGAAATGTGACCAGCGTAGCTCTTCAGACTGCTACGTTTCCAAGAGACTACGAAACCACGTTGAACGCAGTTGACGGTTCTGGCTGGGCAGGTGCCGCAGCAGATGGTGACATTGAAGGTACGCCTCCGTCGCGTTCGGCGTGGACGTTCATGATTGGTCACTTCGTTGCTCCAACCTCAGATACGAAGATCAATGCCGCTCTAAGCTGGAAAGAACGGATACAGTAAGTCATGGCGCTTAGTCTCTGGATAAGCCATGGTGAGCAGTGGCTAGACGATGACAAAGTGAGCTTCAACGGCATCACTAAGATCATCCAGGTCAATGCTGGCGTCACAGAGCTAGATATTCAGACAGAATTGTATTCTGCCTGGATACGATGGTTTGAGCGCGTAGAAAATACGCAATATCTGCCAGCGATGCGATTCACAGGGCTGGATCCGATCCCTGGCGGTCAGACGGGCGGCACGTTCTTCACGATCAACGGCTGGAAAGTTGTTTATGACCCACGCATCGTTGCGATCAGCGGGATTTTGTATTCGGACGATTATTCCACGCCGTACTACTTTACGGACGGATCGCCTGTGTTCCCGGCTACTGTATCTGGCATTTCGTTGTCTGGGGCATCGACCCCGATTGATTACAACCAGCTAGCAGCAGCGGTTGCGGCTCAGTTCGCAGAGCCAGGGATGACCACAGCAGGAATAGCCACAGCGGTTGGTGGTGACGCAACTTTGGATGCGAAATTGACTGTTATTAACGATGGAATTAAGAAGAGCAGTAAACTGATTCCGCACACTACAGATATCTAAATTAATTGGGTATAATCGAAAGGCATACTGAGGAAAATCTAATGGAATCAGAAGACTTAGCAGTAGTATCTGAGGAAGTGCTTGAGCAAACCATCGAGCAGGAAGTGCCCGCCGATGAAGAATATCAAGCTATGGAGGAATCCATCAGATCAGGAAATAAGGTTGAATATCGATCAGTTGATATCACCCGCAAATACATTGATGAAGAAAAGCGAACAGTGATGATTGCTTTGTCATCAGAAGAGCCTGTCGAAAGATCTTTCGGCATGGAAGTACTAGAGCATAGCGAAGATGCTATTGATCTAGCATTTATTGGGTCAGGCCGAGCGCCTTTATTGCTCGACCATGACATGCGCCAGCAAATTGGCGTTATTGAATCTGTTCAACTGGATGGAGAAACCCGGCGACTCCGGGCTAAAGTGCGCTTTGGACGAAGTGCGCTGGCTTCTGAGGTGTGGACGGACATACTCGATGGGATTAGAAGTTGCGTTAGCGTCGGATACTCAATCGAGAAAATGGAAAAGCGTGGAAACGACACTTACATTGCGAAGCGATGGCGTCCGGTAGAAGGTTCGATTGTGTCGATCCCTGCCGATGCAAATGGTTCTGGTGTAGGTAGGTCTGCGCAGGTCGAAAACGAGATTGCTGAAAGTGTGACAGCGGAAAGCATGAACGAAGAGACCGTTGCAAATGAAACTCGTAACGTAGAGGTTAAAGTAATGGAAAACGTTGAAAAAGTTGACGTTGAAGCAGTTGCAGCGGAAGCCCGTTCAGTGGCTCAAAAGAACGCTGCACAAATCGTTGAGCTTGGCAGCAAGCACAACCAAGGCGAATTGGCTCAAGAAGCTATTCGCGAAGGCCGATCAATCGAAGAGTTCCGTGGCATGCTACTGGAGCGAATCGGTTCTGATAAGGCTTTGGAAAACCAAGAAATCGGTCTTAGCAAGAACGAAGTGAAGCGATTTTCAATCCTTCGCGCAGTTAATGCTTTGGCTAACCCGACTGATCGTCGCGCACAAGCAGAAGCTGCATTTGAGCTTGAGTGTTCTGCCGCTGCATGTCAGCAGTATGGCCGCACCTCAATGGGTGTAATGCTGCCCGCTGATGTATTGCGTAACTGGACTCGTGACTTGAACACGACTGATGACTCCAACGTATTGACGGAAGATTTCCGCGCTGGTGACTTCATCGACGTTCTGCGAAACGCTTCTTCTGTTATGCAAGCTGGCGCTCGCACGTTGAACGGTTTGTCATCAGACGTAACCATTCCGAAGAAAGCTACTGCATCAACTGCAGCATGGCTTGCGGCGGAAGGCGCTGATGTTGCTCAAACCGAGCCTACCTTCAGTCAGATTTCTCTCACTCCGAAAGATTTAGGCGCATATGCACAAATTACGCGAAGAATGATCCAGCAGCAGACCATGGATATGGAAGCTCTGGTTCGTGACGATATTGCACAAGCCATCGCTCTTGCTATGGACCTTGCTGCACTTCGTGGTACTGGTGCTTCTGGTCAGCCTACTGGCATCAAGAACACTGCCGGAATCAACACGGTAGACTTCGGAACGGCTCCGATCACTGTTCCTTCTTTCGCGAAGGTAGTGGAAATGGAAACGGTAGTTGCTGAAGACAACGCTCTTATGGGTAACCTTGCTTACATCATGTCTGCAAACATGTATGGCGGCTTGAAAACCACTGAGAAAGCATCTAACACTGCTCAGTTTGTCATCGACGGTGGAAACAGCATGAACGGATATCCCGTCATCGTTTCCAATCAGGTTGAAACTGGTGATCTCTATTTTGGGAACTTCAGCGACCTCCTTGTTGGCTTCTGGGGCGGCCTTGATCTCTTGCTAGACCCATATACCAATGGTCTCTCAGGAACTATCCGAATCCGTGCAATCCAAACGATGGATGTGGCAGTACGTCACGCAGTATCCTTCGCTCTGGGTAATGACGGCGGTAGCTAATAAGATAAGGGGGACTTCGGTCCCCCGATTCTTGGTGATCTATGAAATATAAAGTACTGAAAAGCTGCAGAATTGACGGTGCCTCGCATAACGCGGGTAGCGTTATTGATGTATCCGAAAGCAGTGTTAAAGATTTAATGGCTATGGGCAGAATCGTTCCACACGATGAGCCGGTGGTCGAAAACAGGTCAGTCGGCCTAGAAGATTCGGACGAGGCTCCGAAGAAACGAGGACGGCCACCGAAGCATGGTTGAGACAGCCGATGACAGATTAGTTATGCTTACTGACTTTGGGGTAGATTGTTCATACACCCCGGAAGGCGGCTCAACATCTGTCATTCGTTGTATCTTGTTGAACGATTATTATTCTGTCGAATCAGGTTCCGTGGCGGTAGAAGTTAATCAGCCAATAGCGGTTATCAGGACGGCAGACGCGCCATCTATTGCGCATGGGGACAGTATGGTCATTAATGCCGTCACCCATAAAGTAGTTAACATCAGGCCCGATGGGACAGGTATCTCTGAAATAGTTCTGGAAGAACAATGAGCCATGTGAGGCAGCAAATCAGGGAACGTGTCGGGACGATCCTAACTGGGTTATCAACCACCGGGAACAATGTTTATCAGTCGCGGGTCTATGCGCTGAACGAGTCTAATCTTCCAGCCTTGGTCATTTACACTA